TACACACTCAATGAAGTACGATAGAATTGAGAAATTTAGAAACGCTTTATTAAACAAATAAAAATAAAATAAAATGGGATTTGATGTATCTGCATTAGCAAACTATACAAAAGAAAACGAAGCTCTATTAGTGACTTCATCTGTATTGGGTGCAAAAACTGCTTCTCTTATTAAGAGCGCAGGTAACGTAATGGTTGGCGTAAAGTCAAGCGAAAAAATCAACATTATGGAAACAGACGCTATCTTCCAAGATGGTGCTTCTTGTGGCTTTAATGCTTCTGGTTCTACTACCTTTACTCAACGTACTGTAACTCCTGGTAAAATTAAAGTAAACGAAGCTTTATGTCCTAAAGATTTAGAAGCAAAGTATTTACAAAAAGCTTTACCAACAGGTTCAATGTACGATAGCGTACCTTTTGAACAAGAGTATTCTGAAAAGAAAGCTAAGACAATCGCTGCTCAATTAGAAACTGCGCTATGGACTGGCGACACAACCAGCGTGAATGTTAATCTAAACCGCTTCGACGGGCTTGTAAAATTAATAGGCGCAGCTTCTGGTGTTGTTGCTGCAAACGCTTCTACATTTATTTCAGGTGCTCCTTTATCTTCTATCACTGCTGCTAACGTAATCTCTATCTTTGATGGTGTTTACCAAGCTATCCCTGCTAAAGTTGTAGCTGCTGATGATATGACTATCTTCTGTGGTCAAGATTTATTCCGTACTTACACTGTTGCTCTTAAAAATAGCGGTAGCTTCAATTACCAAATTGATGTTAAAGCTGATAGCGAATTTGTATTACCGGGTACTACAATCAAAGTTATTGCAGTTGCAGGTCTTAACGGAACTAACAAAGTTTACGCTATGCGTTTAAGCAATATGTTCTTAGGAACTGACTTACTTAACGAAGAAGAAAAGTTTGAAATTTTCTATGCTAAAGAAGCTGACCAAGTACGTTTCGTATCTGAGTTTAAGATGGGTGTAAACATTGCATTCCCTGACGAAGCAGTGAAGTTTATCCTTGCATAATTTATCGGGTAGGTTGAAATATACCTACCCATTTTTTCAAACTAACAATATTTAACAAATGGCTTGTGCTTTAACTCAAAATTATACTCTTGACTGCAAAGACAGTTTAGGCGGTATAACCGAAGTTTATTTTGCAGCAGCAGCAGACGTTACCTCAACTACCGAAGCAAGTGGTGTTATTACCGCACTTGTTAAGGCTTCAGGTAAGAAGTTCTACAAGTACGAACTTGTGAAAGGCACTTCTCAATTAGTTGAGAACGTAAACGCAAACGTACAAAACGGAACTATCTTCTATGCTCCAGAATTAACTATCGTATTAAACAAATTACAGGCGAACACAAGAAACGAAATCTTGTTGTTAGCTCAAAACACTTTAGTAGCAGTTGCCAAAGATAACAATGGCAAATATTGGTACTTAGGTAAAACAAGAGGCTTAGACCTTACAGGCGGTAACGCAGGTACTGGTACTGCCGAAGGTGATAGAAGTGGTTACACTTTAACCTTCACAGGTGCGGAAGCTGCCCTTGCTCCAGAGGTAAACTCTACTGTTGCAGGTCAATTAACTACCGCAGGTTCTTAGGTTGTTTTGGTTTTGTATATAGATGCCCTCGTCATTAATTTGGCGGGGGTTTTTTATTTTGCAAAGTTTTGGCTCTTAGTATATTTATAGTTAATGATACAATTAACGAAAGGGCAAACCCAAAATATCATTTTGACACTAACCGAAAAGCAAACGCTTACTAACCCAAACTATCTATTTGTGTTTGAGAATAGAAGCACGAATACTGATGTTAAGTTTGTTAAGCTAAACAATACGGATATAAGCGCATATAAAGAGCGTTACAACGAGTTTAGCATTGTAGTTAATAGCTACTTTAATACGTCTTTAAACGGGCAATATACATATACAATTTACGAACAAGCAAGTACTACCAACACAGACCCAACGGGATTAAACTTGCTCGAAACGGGCATTATGGAACTTGAGGGTACAACTATATCATTCACAGAATACGAAACAACAAGCACATTCACAATTAGACAATAATGGAAATACAAGTATTGACATTTGCGGAAGCAAAGCAACCGGAATATAAAGAAAAGAAAGGCGAAGGTTATATGCAGTATGGTCAAAACAATGACTATCCGCAATACCTATTAGACCTTTTTAACAAGTCAGCCAAGCACAATGCTATCGTTAGAGGCAAAGTGAACTACATTGTAGGCAACGGCTGGGCAAGTGAGCAATCTATTGTTAAGCAAGTTAATAGAGATGAAACACTTAACGACCTTACAAAAAAGGTTGCTTTAGATTTAGAACTATTTGGCGGTGCTTATATCCAAGTTATTTGGGGTGTGCTTGGCGAAACTATTGCGGAGTTATGGCATTGTGATTACACAAAGATTAGAACTAACAAAGACAACACGCAGTTTTGGTATAAAGAAGATTGGAAACTTAACAAAGAAAAAGCTGAAGTTTATAGTGCGTTTAACCCTAAGAACCCTATCGGTGTTCAAATACTATATGTAAAAGAATATAGACCGGGAATGAATGTTTATAGCTTACCGGGTTATTTTGGTGCGCTTAACTACATCGAAAGTGATGTTGAAGTTTCTAAGCACGTTTTAGGTAATGCTCAAACAGGATTTAGTGCAAGTAAACTTATTACTTTACCAAACGGAGAACCAAGCCCTGACGAGAAACGTGCAGTAAGCAGACAGTTCGACAATATGTACACGGGTGCAGACGGCAAAAAGTATTTACTTGCTTTTGTAAACGATGCAACTCGTAAGCCTATTGTAGACGATTTGGGTGCGAGTGATTTAACTAAAGAAGATTTTGGGAGAGTAGATGAATTAATACAAACTAACATATTTAGTGGGCATCAAATTACAAGCCCTGACCTTTTCGGTATTGCCGTTCCAGGTCAATTAGGCAACAGACAACAGATGCGTGATAGCTACGAGATATTTAATAACACTTATGTACGCTATAAGCAAATGCAACTTGAGGGTGTATTTAATATGCTTGGCGGTTATGCAGGTGTAACTGAAGAGTTAAAGATTATACCTACCGACCCAATCGGTATTGAGTTTACTGAGAACGTTCTTATTCAAAATATGTCTAAAGACGAGATTAGAGAAATGCTAAACTTACCACCTTTAGAAGTTGATGCTACTAATGAAGCACAAAGAGTTACAGACGGAATTTCTGCATTAAGTCCATTGGTTGCTAATAAGGTGTTAGAGTCAATGACTAAGAATGAAATTAGAGCATTGGTTGCTTTAAAGCCTACAATCGATGGCGATGTTATTAGTTCTACTATTACAACCGAAGAACCAATGTCTGCGGAAACAAGCGTAAACGAACACATCAAAGGCTTAAAGGGTAGAGAGTGGCAGAATATGCAGCGCATTATTAGGGACTTTAACAAAGGTAAGATTACCAGAGAGCAAGCAAGCTCAATGTTAAAAGGTGGATATGCTCTTACAGACGAAGAGGTTACTACTTGGTTAGGTGCTGAAGAGTTAGAATTTAGCGAAGCAGATTTTCAAGTATTTTTTGAGTTTGGAGAAGATAGACAAGCTTACGAAGTTATTAAAAGCAAGACAAGATTTAGTGACGATGCGGACTTTGAAATGTTTGCAGACGTTACACAATTACAATCTAACATTTTAGATTTGATTGCTAAAGATAAACGTATTACTCCAGAAGTAATTGCTGACACTTTAAAAGAAGATGTTGGTGCGGTTAAGCGTGTTATAGATGCTTTAATTGAAAAGGGGTTTATTAAGACAAAAGAAATTAAGCAAGGCAAAGGAATAGATAGTAACGTTATAATTGAGAGGCAACTTACTGCACCTATTGTGCAAATAGTTGAAGCTATGAAGCCACAAACTACGCAGATTTTAATTCGTTACACATACGAATGGAAAGCAGGTTTTAATGACGGAGATTTAGATACAAGCAGACCTTTTTGCAAATACTTAGTAACTGCTAATAAGTTCTACACTCGTAGCGATATAGAGCAAATGAGTGCAAGGCTTGGCTATTCTGTATGGGATAGACGAGGCGGTTGGTACACTAAGCCAGGTACAAATATACATAGTCCAAGTTGCAGACACGAGTGGCGTTCAAACATAGTTAAAAGAAAATAAAGATGAGCTTAAACACATTATTTATAAGCGTACAGAATATTAAAGACCGCTCTGGCTTACACGCTAACGTAGACGAGAAACTTGTGCTTCCTGAGATTAAGACCGCACAGGATATGTTTATCTTACCGGCACTTGGTAGCGCATTATATCTTCGACTTCAAACAGGAATTACGGCTAACGATTTGAATGCTGACGAAGTAATTTTATTAGACAATTACATAGCAGATACTTTAGTACACTATGTACTTAGTGAGTTGCCTATGGGCTTGTCTTATCAGTTCTACAACAAAGGTCTTTTAAGGAAGGGCGGTGAGAATACCGAGAACCCTTCGATGCAAGATATGATTGACGTGGCTAATAGATACAAAGCAAGAGCTGAGTTCTACAAGCAAAGAATGATTAAATACTTAAAAGAATATTCTACGACTTATCCTGAGTACCTTAATCCTGGAAGCGGAATTGATGCAATACACCCTGAGAATGATGCTTACACAACGAGCGTTTGGCTTGGCGATTTTGATTGCTGCGCAGGTAAAAGCTTCGAGGAACTTTATCAAGGGAATAGAGGTTGTAGTGATTGCTAATTATGAGTAAAGTAACAACAATTAAAAACCAAAATAAACTTCGTGTTTATTTAGAAAAAATTAAGAATGAGCCTAACACTCAACCAAGTAGTAAAGCAAATAACGACACTCGGAAACGACCACGAACAAATTAACTTTGTTTACTTTGGCGATGTGTGGGAGCGTCTAAGCAACGGAGAGGTAACTTATCCTGCTATGTTCTACACGCTAACGGGTGCGACTATAAACGCTAAAAATATTACTTATAATTTTAGTCTTTATTTTATGGACAGAATGTTAATGGAAGAAACCAACGAAACAGAAGTCCTTAGTGATATGACTTTAGTAGGTCAAGATATTGTTGCGCAGCTTCGTTACCCAAAAGCGATTTGGGAGATTGGAGATACTGCACCCATTACATACTTTACTGAGAGCGACCCTGACTATCTTGCAGGAGTTAAGATAGATATTACAATGGAATTACCTTACTTAAATGACCGATGCCAGATTCCGAGCATCTATAATTATCAATAATGATAGGCAAAAAGATTAACCAATTAGCGACCGAGTTAGCACCTGTAAGTACCGATTTAACTATTATAGGCGACCCGATTAGTGGAGTAAGTAAAAAGATTACACTTGCACAATTAGGTGCGATATTTAGCGGTGCAGTTTCGTTCTATGATAACTTAGCTTCGTTTCCTGCAACGGGCGATATTAACGTTATCTATTGCGCTAAAGACACAAAGAAACTATACTTGTGGAGCGGTAGTGCTTATGTTGAAGTTTTCCCTTCACAAGCACTTTTAGATACCTATCAGCTTAGAAGCGAAAAGGGTGTAAGTAATGGTTATGCTTCACTTGATAGTAGCGGTAAAGTTCCTATCAGTCAGCTACCGAGTTCTATTATGGAATATTTGGGTACTTGGAACGCAGCTACTAACACGCCTACACTTGCAAACGGAACGGGGGATAATGGAGATGTTTACTTATGTAACGTAGCAGGAACAGTAAACTTTGGAGCTGGTCCGATTACTTTTGCGGTAGGGGATTGGGTTATATACAATGGTACTATTTGGGAACGTTCAAGCGGTGCGGTGGGTACAGTAACAAGCGTAGCTGCAACTATTACGGGTGATGCGATAGCAATTACAGGAAGCCCAATAACAACAAGCGGAACTTTAGCTTTTGCTTTTGGCGGTAATAGTACTCAGTATGTAAACGGAGCAGGTAACTTAGTTACATTTCCGGGAGTAATTAATGAAGCACAAAATTTAATTACTGAAGTTTATAACAAGACGGGTGCGACTTTAACAAAGGGAACTGTTGTGTATATCAATGGCGGTCAAGGTAACTTACCAGCAGTTACTAAAGCTTTAGCAACGGGAGATAGTACAAGCGCACAAACTTACGGAATAGTAAGAAACGATATTACAAATAATAACAACGGCTATGTAGTAGTTGCAGGTCGTATAAGCGATTTAGATACTCAAGCCTACACAGAAGGAACGCAACTTTATTTAAGTCCTACAACGGCAGGTACTTATACAAGTACAAAACCTTACGCACCTAATCACTTAGTTTATGTTGGTATCGTAGTAAGAGCCCACCCGACACAAGGGGTTGTAGAAGTTAAGATACAAAACGGCTACGAAATGGATGAGCTTCATAACGTAGCAGCACAAAGCCCAGATAACAACGATATTTTACAATACAAGACCGCAACAAGTTTATGGACTAAGGTAGCAGGTACAACATCAAACATAGCAGAAGGTAGTAACTTATATTACACCGATGCTCGTAGTCGTGCAGCGTTAAGCTTTACGGCAGGTAGCGGAGCTTACAATTCTACAACGGGTGTTATTACTATCCCTACAAACACAAACCAATTAACTAACGGGGCAGCGTTTATAACGTTAGCTTCTTTAAGTGCAGGTGCAGGGATAAGCTATAACAATACAACGGGAGTAATTGCTTCTACTATTACGCAATACACAGATGCTTTGGCAAGGGCAGCTATTAGCTTAACTACAACGGGTACAAGCGGAGCAGCGACTTATAATAGCACAACGGGTGTTTTAAACGTACCGCAATACGCACCAGATTTAAGCGGATATGTTCCAACAAGTAGAACTTTAACTATTAACGGAACGGCATACGATTTAAGTGCGAATAGGTCTTGGAGTGTGGGTACAGTAACAAGCGTAGGTTTATCTTCTGCAACAAGCGGAGTAACTATTGGCTCAACTCCTATTACTACAAGTGGAACGATTACTTTAGCTATTGCAACTGCAAGTGGTTCACAAAATGGTTTATTATCTTCTACCGATTGGACTACGTTTAACAATAAACAAAGTGCTTTAACTAACCCAGTAACAGGTACAGGTACTACTAACTACCTACCTAAGTTTACAGGTACAAGTACAATAGGTAACTCAATAATGAGTGAAGGTAGTGGAGTTATTAATATTGGAACAACTGCATCTGCAACTTATGGAACATTAATGGTGGTACAAAATTCTGTATCAGCTCCTAACTTTGTTCGTGGTTTGCAAATAGTACACCCTAACGGAACAGGGGTTACCGGTGGCTATATATCAGTATCCAATATAGGACAAAAATTAGGTGCAGTACAAGTAGGAGATGATGCATCAGTTGGGGATTTAGTTATTAATCCTGCAGGTGGCAATTTAGGTTTAGGAGTAACACCAAGTGCGTGGAGCATAGGCAAAGGATTTGATATTAATGGAGGAATGGGTTTATTATCAGTTAGTAATGCTTCTTTTGTTCTTAATAATGCTTATTATAATGGAGGTTGGATTTATAAAGCATCATCATTTGCTCAAAATTTTCTTTTAAATAATGATGGCAGTTTTCAATTTAATATAGCTCCTTCAGGAACGGCAGGTAACGCTATCAGCTTTACACAAGCTATGACGTTAAACGCTTCAGGTAACTTATCTGTGGGTAATACTAATGATACTTATAAACTTGATGTAAGTGGAACAGGTAGGTTTAGTGGGAAAACGATAATCAGTGCTTCTGTATCAAGCGATGTAGCACTAGATGTAGTAAATACTAATACAACAAACGGTTTTGGTCTTTCAGTAAGGGGTGGTGTTGGGAGTACATCTTATGCTTTAAATGTTATTAATGCTGCTAATACAATTGATTTGTTTACAGTAATGGGTTCAGGTGCAGCTACATTTAGTTCATCGGTACAAACGGGTGGAAATATTAGAACATTAATGACAGGCACAACAGGTGTACCAAGTATATATGCTGAAAACAATGTTGGAAGTATTAATCAAATTAGGGTATTTGGTACAAGTGCAGCTGGAACATTATTTGGTGTAACAAGAGCAGGTTGGTCATCTATTGATACTAATAACGGATTAGGTTTATTATTTGGTACAACTGATAATGCCCCTATTGTAATCGGTACTTCCAATACCGAACGTATGAGAATAACAAGCGGTGGCAACGTAGGTATAGGAACTACAAGTCCACAAGCTTCTCTTGATGTTAGAGGGAGTGGGAATACGTCTTTAAATTCTCGAGGTAACTTATTTGTTTCAAGTGGAGGTACTGCATCTCAATCGGCAGGAACAGGTGGTCAAATATCATTTGGCTCTTGGTTAAACGGAGATTTAAGCCATCCTTACCCATTAGCCGTAATTAAGGGAGTTACTGAATCATCAACAAGTAATATGAACAATGGTGCTTTAATATTTGGCACAATGGACTCAAATACCGCTGTACAAGAACGTATGAGAATAACAAGCGGTGGGAA